TTCCGTCACCTGCTCCAGTTCCGGCCCCTGCTCCAGTACCAGAACCACTAAAAGAGCCTGTACCGACGCCTTTACCAACACCTATTCCCCCAGTGAAGTCTAATCCGGGAGAATCTGGACCGGGTATGCCGAATCCGGGTATACCGGGTATACCGCCTGTACCGGTTCCACAGCCTATGCCGACACCGCCTCCTGCGGCTGTAGCACCTCCGGCACCAGCATTGCCCCCGGCACCACCTGAAGCGGTCACACCACCGCCTATACAAGTGCCGCCACCACGATTTGTTGAAGAAGGTATTGGCACACTACCGCAAGCGCCTGTAGCACCTCCGGCTCCTCCGGTAGCGCCACCAACACCTCCAGAAGTGCCACCGCCGGTTATGTCTACTGAACCAATAGGACTTCCAGCGGACTTCACTCTACCCGATGACATTCTTTCGCGTGGGACGGTAGGACCTGTGGCACCACCTCCTGTGGAAGCAGCGCCTGCGCCTGCGCCCGCACCAGCACCAGCACCAGAACTTCCGATGCAGCCCACTAGGGCTAGACCCCCAGAGGGTGTAGGGCCGCGAAGAGGTTTGAGGGATGACACACCTGATCCAAGATTAGCGCAGATAACTGAGGATATAAGCGGTATTGAAACCTTGGCTCCTTCTGTGGGAATGGATGATTATTCTGCACCTGTAGCAGCGCCTGCACCTGCACCTGCGGCACAGCCTGAAGCTGACATACCTTTGCCGGATGGCAGCAGCTTCAACTTATCTGATGTTGACTTGAGCGAGCTTGATTTTTCCGGATTTACATTAGGCCAGATGCCTCCGGCTTCTGCCGTAGATCAGTTTGAAGCACCTCTTAATGCTGATGGTGGTACACCAAACTACACTTTTAATGACGCAATAAGTTTGGGTCAGGATGCAGGTGGTTTTGTTGAGCCTGAAACAGGTGCCTATACGCCGGGAATAAACGTTCCGGGTGTAACAGCTACAGACCCTGCGCCACAGTTAAGTGGTAATACGGGCGGACAACCCGCAGGTTTACCTCAAGGTGCGGTAGATGAAGCACAGGGTACTTCGCCAAACTTTATGTCTGATTTCAATTTGAATGACGCCATTAGTTTAGGTCAAGACGCTGGGGGTTTTGTCGAGCCTGAAACAGGTGTCTATACACCGGGTGTAAACGTTCCGGGTGTAAATGCAGGTAATGGCACAGCATTTGGAAACGACTTCACGTTTGGTGGAAACAACAATTTTGACTTTGCTGGTATTGGACCAGACGACCTTGGTATTTCACCAAACCTTGATGCAGGTCTGACGCTGGGTGACACTTTCTTAACTGAACCCGGTACAGGAATGGATAATCCATATAACCCAACAGTTAATGATAATCCGTACCCATTTATTCCAGCGGGTATTGATACCACTGGGATGACGCCAGAACAACTATCGGGGTTGAATAGTTTTTACGAGTCTGGCGGATTAGACAATATAGACTTTAGCGGTATTAACATAGGCGGTTATACTGGAGGCCCAACCGGAGGCGGTTCTTACACCCCCGGCAGCGGCACAGGTGACGGTAACTACACTGTAACGCCTGTAAGTGCTGTAGGAGACTTGACTCCGCAATCCTATACCGGTCCTATGAACGTAAGGTCAGCAAGCACCTTTGGACTTACCGGTGCGCAACCTACTGTCCCTGCAAATAGCAGAAACCCTTTTCAAAGACCTGAATCGCAAGAAGGTATTGGATCGTTGGCTGGCGGAGGTTAATTATGATAGAAAAACTTATAGGACCAGTTACAGGCCTTCTTGATAAATTCGTCGAAGACAAAGACCAAAAGGCAAAGCTGGCCCACGAAATTAGTACCATGGCCGAAAAGCATGGGCAGGAGATTGCCCTTGCACAAATCGCACTAAACACCGCAGACGCAAAAGGGAACTTCTTTCAATCTTCTTGGAGGCCCTTATGTGGACATGTATGCGTTCTTGGTTTAGCCGTAAATTTTTTAATATCACCCATAGCAGCCGGGTTCGGAGTAACCGTACCGCAAGCCGACATGAGCGTGATGATGCCTGTCTTGATGGGTATGTTGGGTCTGGGCGGTCTCAGATCATTCGAGAAGACGAAAGGCGTAGCAAAATGAGCTTCAAATTATCACAACGCAGCCTAGATAAACTAGACGGCGTACATCCAAAGCTACAGCAGGTTGTGGCTAAAGCAATTCAATATACTAAGGTAGACTTTGGTGTCACCTATGGTGTGCGAGAACTCGCAGAACAAGAGCGTTTGTACAAGTCTGGTCGATCACAGACTATGAAATCAAAGCATTTAGTACAGGAAGACGGCTACTCACATGCTGTTGACGTTGTAGCTTACGATGGCTCAGACGTAGTTTGGGAAATTAACGTCTACGATGACATTTGTGACGCTTTTAAACAGGCTGCTATTGAAGTGGGTGTGTCAATTAAGTGGGGCGCAGCGTGGTCCGAGGGTGACATACGAGAGTATGAAGGCACCGCAGAGGACGCTATGAACGCTTACATTGATCTACGAAGAAGCCAAGGTAGGCGGCCATTTATTGATGGTCCACATTTTGAGGTAATCGCATAAGTTTGTACTTTGTCCTAGCACATCTTATATATAATGTGCTACGATAATATCAGACATTGTTCGATATTATGCGAGGAGTAAATGGATGACATTTATATAGCCGAAGCGGTCTTTCGAATCTTGAGAGAAAGGCGACAATCGGTGACGGATTTAATGATTTATGGAAACGTTAAATCTATGGAGCAATATCGTGAGCTTATGGGCAACATGGAATGTCTAAATCACGTGGAACAGGAACTCAAGAGCCTGCTAGATAAACAGGAGCGATCTAATGACTAAATCAACAAAAATTGATTTGTCTGCTGCACCAAATGCTGCATTTAATATGCAAGCAGAATCTGGTCCGTCAGAACCGATCAAGAAACCATCAGAGGCTAAGAAAGACGATAAGCCTAATTTAGCTGATGCGTACACAGAAAAGCCACGTCTCAATCCAGAGGCAATTGGTAAATCCCTTCTCGAAAGAATGCCTGAACCTACCGGATGGCGACTTTTAGTTCTTCCTTATCAAGGTAAAGCAAAGACCGCTGGCGGTATTTTTTTGCCTAACGAAGTGCAGGAAAAAAGTCAGGTTTCCACACAGGTTGGGTACGTTCTTAAAGTTGGCCCGTTGGCCTATGCGGACAAGGAAAAGTTCCCATCAGGACCATGGTGCCAAGCAAAACAGTGGGTTTTGTTTGCACGTTACGCCGGGTCGCGTTTCCAAATTGATGGCGGTGAGGTTCGTATTCTTAACGACGACGAAATCTTATCCACTATCTTGGACCCAGAAGATATTCACCAATTAACGTAAGGAGAGATTGTTATGGCTGAAGCCGAAAAAGAACAAGTCGAACTAGACTTGGGCGATTCTCAAGAAACCGAAGTAGAGGTTAATGAGGATCATACAGAATCAAGGGAGGCTGATAGTAACGACGATCAGTTTCAAAAAGCCGAGACGGCTACGCAAAAGCGTATCGACCGGCTTACCAAAAAAATGCGCGAAGCCGAAAGGCGCGAACAAGAGGCTATTCGCTACGCTCAAGGCGTACAGAGTGAGTCTCAGCAACTCAAGCAGCGTATGCAGAATTTGGACACTAATTACGTGTCTGAATATACCAACCGTGTTACTACTCAAATGCAACAAGCCGAAGCTGCGCTTGCGAGAGCTATTGAGATAGGTGACAGTGCTGCAACTGTTCAAGCACAACGTGCTTTAACTAATTTAGCAATTCAGGCAGACCGCGCTGCACAAGCGAAAGCGCAATCTGCACGTGCGCAGCAACAGGCACAAGCTGCTGCACAACAACAAGTACGTCAACCAATGCCTGCCCAACAACCTAAGAGACCTGATCCTAAAGCGGAACAGTGGGCTCTTAAAAACAGTTGGTTTGGGTCCGACGAAGCCATGACTTATGCCGCATTTGGTATTCATAAAAAGTTAGTGGAAGAGGAAGGATTTGACCCGCAGAGCGATGACTACTATACTGAGTTAGACAACCGTATTGCTTCTAAGTTTAATACGGGTGCTACGGCTTCTAACAGACGACCCGCTCAGACGGTTGTAGGAGCCTCAAGAAGTTCATCTGGGCGCAGTGGGAAAAAGGTTAGACTCACCCCTAGCCAAGTCGCGATAGCGAAAAAATTGGGTGTGCCGCTTGAAGAATATGCGAAATACGTGAAGGAGTAAAAGATATGACAGAACAAGATAAAGAAATGGGTTCAGCCATAAAGAGAACTTCTCGCGCCAACGAAACTAGGGAGAAGCAGGCAATTCGTAAGCCTTGGGCTCCCCCGTCAATGTTAGATGCACCACCTGCCCCTGATGGCTTTAAGCATCGCTGGATTCGTGCGGAAACGCGTGGATTTGATGATACTAAGAACATCAGTGCCAAAATGCGTGAAGGTTGGGAATTGGTCCGTAAGGACGAGTACCCTGACTTTGAATCGCCAGTTGTCGAATCAGGTAAATATCAAGGTGTGTTTGGAGTAGGCGGATTGCTTCTTGCCAGAATACCGGAAGAAACTGTTGCTGAAAGGACCGAATACTTTAACAAACGTAGTCGGGACCAGATGGAAGCAGTTGACCACGATATGATGCGCGAGAATGCACACTCAACCATGAGGATCAGCAACGCTGATCGTCAATCTCGTGTAACCTTCGGTGGCCCAAAAAAGTAGGGCTGCCCTAATTAGGAGAAACTAAAATGGCAAATTCAAATACTGCCTATGGTCTTCGTCCTATCGGGCTTAACGGTTCTGCGACCAATTCTACTGGGGTAACTCAGTATGAAATCGCATCCGATAACACCAATGCTATCTATCAATACGGTATCTGTGTGCCTTTGGCCGCAGGCGTTATTGATCGTGCAGGTGCTACCAACGGTGGTACTACTCAAGCATTGGGTGTCCTGATGGGGGTGGAGTACGTCGATTCGGTTTCAAAGAAACCGGTTTTCATTAACTACTGGCCCGGTTCGGGTTCTGTTAGCGTAGATACAAACCATCCTGTAAAGGCGTTTGTAGCTGACAATCCAAACCAACTGTTTAAAGTAGCGTCTGACGCTTCTTTAACCGACAAAGCAACGGCTCAAGCCGCAGTCTTCGCGAATGCGTCACTTGGCACGTCTGCTAGGTCAGGTTCTTCCGACAACGGAAGTTCAACATCCGCCTTGGGCGTTTCAACAATCAATACTACGGCGACGCTACCGCTTCGTATCGTAGGTATTATGGATGATGCGGGTAACAGTGATTACACTGCTGCTGGTATTCCTCTGATTGTGCGACTGAACGCTCATTTCAACGCACCAACCAGCCGTTTCGATTCGCAGACTACTGCGACATCGACGGGCATTTAAGGAGGGTTTAACAAATGGCTATTTCAAGAAGTCAACTAGCGAAAGAGCTAGAACCCGGCCTTAACGCTTTGTTCGGGCTGGAATATAACCGTTACGAGAACGAGCATGGAGAAATTTTTGAAGAGGAGTCTTCGGACAGAGCCTTTGAAGAGGAAGTTATGCTTGGTGGTTTCTCAACTGCACCTGTTAAAGGCGAAGGCACTGCCATCAGCTTTGACGATGCACAAGAGACATACACTGCTCGTTACACACACGAAACCATCGCTTTGGCCTTCTCAATTACTGAGGAAGCTATTGAAGATAACTTGTATGACCGATTAGCGTCGCGTTACACCAAGGCATTGGCTCGTTCAATGGCTCAAACCAAGCAGATTAAAGCTGCCGCTATCCTGAACAATGCGTTCACAGCGGGTGCTTCTGCAATTGGTGACGGTGCAGCACTATGCTCAAACGCTCACCCAAGTTTATCTGGCAACCAGAGCAACCTTCTCGCCACAGCGGCTGACCTCAACGAAACTTCGCTTGAGCAGATGCTGATTGAGATTGCTGGTATGACCGATGAGCGTGGTCTAAAGATCGCTGTACGCGGCATGAAGCTTATTATTCCTAAAGAGCTTCAGTTCATCGCAGAGAGAGTTCTTAACTCTAACTTGCGTTCGGGCACTGCTGACAACGACAACAACGCTATGAAGAACATGGGTATGATTCCTGATGGAGCAGTGGTTAACCACTTCCTGACTGATTCAGACGCATACTTCATCAAAACTGATGCGCCTAACGGCTTCAAATTCTTCAACCGTTCGCCAATTAAAACGGCAATGGAAGGTGATTTTGACACTGGTAACATGCGCTTCAAGGCGCGTGAGCGTTACAGTTTTGGTGTATCGGACTGGCGTTCCGTTTTCGGTACTCCCGGAGCGTAAAACGTGCTATAAAGGAGCTGTCAGTTTTACATTGACTTCTCCCTGTAGACTTGCGAGGGGCAACGAAAGTTGCCCCTTTCTTTTTTCTGGCTTTGTGTTATTGTATGTATTGAGTAATAATGCTCAATATATATCCTTGCACTTTGCAAATGCAGGGAGTTGACCTCGGACACGAGAGGAGTAAAACATGGCTACTACACATTTTTCAGGCCCCGTACAATCAACCAACGGTTTTGAAGTACCAGTTGTAACAACTGCGAACCTTCCTGCCTTTGCCGACACGACTGTCGGTACTGTTTACATTGTCAGTGACAATGGCGCAGGTAATAACGAATACTGCTTGGTAATTAACACGGGTGCTGCATGGGTTACGGCTGTTGGCGCTGCACTATCTTAATAGGGGGCGAACATGGCTGGTTCTGATGTAAAATCAATCCGTTTGACCGCCACCGGCTCTGCTGGTGTAGGTCCTGCACGTATTCGACAGGTTCAAATTAAAACTGCTGGGGGTTCTCCCAGAATTACTTTTACCGATGGCAACGGCGGATCGACCGTGCTTGACATGGATTTAGATGCTTCTGATACGCACTCTGTGAACATTCCTGATGAAGGAATTAGAGTTTCAGACATTTATGTTTCTGTGTTTACAGCATGTACGTCTGTAACGGTGTTTCATAGCTAGGGTGTTTTTATGGCTACAACTAAAGATGCTACTCGCTTACCGTCTGGACGGATAAAGTATAGAGGTGAAACCTTTGCCGGATATAACAAACCAAAAAGGACGCCGGGGAAAAGCAAAAAAAGCGCCGTCCTCGCCAAAAAAGGCAATGAAATTAAGCTCGTCCGGTTTGGCGACAGCAAAATGTCGATCAAAAAAGACCAACCGGGCAGGCGCAAAAACTTCAGGGCCCGTCACAACTGTGACACGGCAAAAGATAAATTCAGCGCCAGATACTGGTCCTGTAAAGCGTGGTGAGGATTGGATGAAGGTGGAAGAAGTTTTAGCCAAGTTGGAACGACACGAGGCTGAATGTAATCTCAGATACCAGCGTATTGAAGAGCGGTTGGACGATCATAAAAGCAGTTTAAAGTCTTTGGACGTTAAACTATGGGCTCTTGCGGTTCTAATTTTGATCGCACCATTTGTGCAGAAATTTCTGGGGTGAAAATATGGCGTATTCCAAGAAGTCAAAGAAAGCTTCTTCTAAAAGTAAGGGCAGCAAGATATGTCCCGAAGGGAAAGCTTGGGCAGAGCGCACTTTTGATACTTACCCATCTGCTTATGCAAACCTTGCTGCTTCTAAATATTGCAAAGACCCTAATTACGCCAAAAAGTCAAAGGGTGGCAAAAGGAAGGGTAAGTAATGGGAAAGCTACAGGAATGGGTTGATGAAGATTGGGTCCGAATTGATAGCCAAGGTAACATCGCAGGCAAATGCGGCACTTCGAAAAATAAAAAGAACCCTGACCGATGCCTTCCACGATCTAAAGCACAGAGTCTCAGTAAGTCTGAAAGAGCTTCGACTGCTCGTAAAAAGAAGCGTGAAGGCTCTAAAGGAAAGCAAGTTGTTTCGAACACTAAGGCGGCCAAAGTAAAGAAAATGGCTGCGGGCGGCGTTGTAGAGACCAAGCCCAAAAGACCGTTTCGTGGTAAATCACAACCCGGAACAGCTATAGCCAGAGGCTGCGGCAAGGTCATGAATAACCGACGCAAGCGTACAAAAGGCTCGGTGACACAATCATGAACTTAGCTTTTTACGATCAGTCCACAGAAAAAGCTATTGTAGAAGAAATACTGCAATGGTCTGAGACTGCGTTAGAAAAGCCTAGCCCCCAATTTAACAACCTACCGCCATGTCCCTATGCCAGAAAAGCACTTATGGACGAGAAGGTTGCCATCCTGTTTAAGTACGATGACTCTTATCAAGTCTTGTATTCGTGCGTATCACAGTTTGACGATAACTTTGACTTAGCCATTATTGTCGATGTGCATAATGATAAGTCCGCTTATGATTTTCATGAATACTTAGAGTCTTTAAACGAAGCTATATCAAATGGCATGTTTATTGATAAAGACATCTGGGTAATGGGTTTTCATCCGGATGACGATGTGTCGGAGACGGCGCAAGAAACTGCAATTGAAGCCATTACTGATACTGAATACAGCATGATATTCGTACAGCGTTTGACCGTTCTGCAAGAAGCAGCAGACAAGTTGGACAAAAAAGGATATTATGATAGTTATGATAGCGAATGTATAGCTTCAGACATCTATAACAGACGTGTTGAACTTTATAGGAGATTAAAAAATGGCAATGAGACCTCGTAAAAAGCCTGTTAAGAAAATGCGCAGCGGCGGCATGGCTAAAGCGCCCGTAAAGAAAATGCGCAATGGTGGCATGGCAAAAAAGATGCGCTCTGGTGGCGTAGTTAAAAAGAAGAAAAAGTAAATGACTGTATCTAACAGCAAAGATTTTGAATTAGACGTAGCGGATTACGTCGAAGAAGCATTCGAGCGATGTGGTCTTGAGGTGCGTACTGGTTACGACCTCAAGACGGCTAAACGTTCGCTTAATCTATTGCTGGCGGATTGGGCTAACCGTGGCCTTAATCAGTGGACGATCAAGCAAAGATCGCAAGCTCTGACGCAAGGCACGGGTGAATACGCCCTTGATGCAGACATTATTGATGTTTTGTCGGTAGTTATTCGTAGAGACGGCACAGATTACTCGCTAGAGCGATTGAGCCGGGATGAATATCTGACAATTCCGACAAAAACGACACAAAGTCGTCCCAATCAATTCTTTTTAGATCGTCAATTGACGCCAAATTTAAAGTTATGGCCTGTTCCAGAGAACAGCACTGACGTGGTTTACTACGATGCTTTGACTAGGATGGACGATGCGGACATTTACACCAATACAATGGATATGCCTTTTCGGTTTTATCCTTGTTTAGCCGCAGGATTAGCTTACTACATCGCATTAAAGAGAGCGCCTAACCGGGTGCAAATGCTGAAAAGCGTATACGAAGAAGAGTTTGACAGGGCTGCAACGGAAGATCGCGATAGGTCTTCATTCAACGTCGTACCTAAGTATGAATACTACAGGACGGGCTGATGGCTAAGTTTGCATCTGGTAAAAACTCCTACGCAATATCGGACCGCTCTGGTTTTCGTTATCAATATAAGTTGATGAAAAAAGAGTGGAATGGACTGCTTGTGGGTCCAGATGAGTATGAACCAAAGCATCCACAGCTTGGTCCGTTTAGAAAAGTGGTTGATCCGCAGGCTTTGCAGAACGCAAGACCACAGCCGGATAACCCTACAAGCGCGTTTTTGGTCGTTACGACAAATGGCATTGTTTACTTAGGCAATGGTAACTGGAGTACCGGCGGAACGGCAGAAATGCCGTCAGAATTAGAAATAACCACTGCTTTACAAGGCGCAGTTGGTACAGTATCGGTGGTGACGCCATGAGTTTTACCTACGACGAGCTAAAAACAGCGATTCAGGACTATGCAGAGAACGATGAAACGTCCTTTGTAAACAATTTACCGGTGTTTATTAGGCAGGCAGAGGAAAGAATCCTCAAAAACGTGCAGTTGAGCCTGTTTAGAAAGAACGTCAGCGGCAATATGACGCAGGCAAACCAATATTTGGCTTGTCCCAGCGACTTTTTGGCACCATTTTCGCTTTCTTTTACGGATGCTAACAGTAACAAGGTATTTTTGGAGTTTAAGGACACCGATTTTGTACAATCATTCAACCCAAACCCGGCGACAACCGGCGATCCGCGGTATTATGCGGTATTTGACGTTGATAATTTTATTGTCGGTCCTACTCCCGACGCTGCAAGAGCAGTTGAGCTACATTATTTTTATAGACCGGCAAGTTTAACTGCTGGTGCTGGAAGCGGCACTACATGGCTGAGTGAAAACGCTCAAATGGCGATGTTGTACGGCAGTTTGGTAGAAGCGTACATATATATGAAGGGCGAACAGGATGTTATGGCCCATTATGAAAAAAGATTTGCTGAAGCGATGACAGGCATGAAGATGCTGGGTGAAAACAAAGAAGTCACCGATGATTATCGTACAGGTATGCTAGTGAGGCCGAAACAATGAGTTTTCCCGCACTAGATTTAGATTTAAACCCTGATTTCAAAGTGGAAGTACACACCACTCAAAATCGTGGTTTTACACCAGAGGAAATTGCAGAGCGTTGTGCTGATAAAATCATATCAATCAGTGATTCTGCAAACCCTGCAATACAGGCACAAGCACATGCCTTTCGTAAGCACATAGTTAAAGTTTTAGAATTTTATATGCGCGAAGCGATAAAAAGTGATAGAACCACCGTGTACAATGCGATTAAGGATTCTGGGAATCTGGAACTCGCGGAACTAATTAGGAGACTGTAAACATGGCTTTCAGCGGAAACTACATGTGTACATCGTTCAAGAAGGAGCTATTGTACGGTGTCCACGACTTTGATCTCGCCAACGGCGATACATTTAAAATTGCTCTGTACGACAACAATGCGTCGTTTAATGCGGCTACAACCGCATACACCACCTCTAACGAGGTAAGCGGCACAGGGTATAGTGCGGGCGGAGGGGCGTTGACTAACGTTGACCCCACGTCATCTGGAACTACGGCTTTGACCGACTTCCAAGACGAAACTTTCTCTACGGCAACGATTACTGCACGTGGGGCGCTCATATATAATACAACTCCAAACACCACTTCTATATCGGTAACCAATCCGTCAGTTGTAGTGTTGGACTTCGGCTCGGATAAAACGTCCACCGCAGGTGACTTTACGATTGTTTTTCCAACTGCCGATGCAAGTAACGCCATT